CGCACTTGCGGCCTTCGTTTTTGGCGCATCGTTCGATGGCTGGTACACAGTCAAGCCGATAGCATGCGGCACTTTATGGATGGTCAACCGGTTTACGGCCGAAGTTTATCGCTGCGGTTCCGAAAGCTGCCATCGGGTGAAGGATGTTGCGCCATGATCAATCATCCGCAACGTGGTTTCCCCTCACAATTCAAACCCACCGCCAAGGCGCGCCGCGCTGAGCAATTGGTGAAAATTGCCTACAAGCTGGAGCACCTTGCCGCGGTTCTCGCCGGCGAGGGGCATGCATCCGAGAGCGCCAGCATACGCGCGGCCGCGGCCACGATCGGCAACGTCGGGCGGTCGATGCGGAGGGATAAAGCATGATCGTAATCGGACAAAACGGCAGCATGGAATACCGGCCGAACCCATTGCGAGCCGCAGCAGAACCGCAGCCCGGCGAAACACCGCTGCCGGACGATCGAGTGGACACCATCACCGTGACTTACTCCGATGGAACGATGAATAAGATGACCCTGCAGCAATACGGAGACATGCGGAATGCATACATCAATTGGTTGGCGGATGACATCGCCGCACGCGGCGGATATTTGCCTTGCAATACGCAACCGCAGCCCGGCGAAACGCCGCTGCCGGCGCGCGTACCTGCCGTGTGTGAGCCGTTGCCGGATCCGGAAATTCTGCCGTTGTTAAATCGGTTCAGCCATCGGTTGGTCAATAACGTGCTTGGCGCGTTGTCTCTTGTCTGCGTGGTGGGTTTCATCGCGGGAATTGCTTGGCTGGCGTCCATATCCCCTCCGCCTCCCGAGCCGGGCCTGATCTACATTCCCGGCCACTACATCGAATACCATGATCCATACTAAGGGACGGTCCGGATTGGATGCCGTTCTGAGGAGAACAACAAATGCTGAAGATGTTTGCGAAGGGAGAGAGAGCGCGCGGCAAGCCGGTAAGGCTAATCATATTCGGACTATCGCATAAGAACCTCGACGAACTGCGCAAGGGGCGGCCGATCAAGTTCAACGGTGCTGCGGCAGGGCTTGAGGATGATATCGAATTCATGATCTTCGCGGGCGAGACCGAGCAATCGATGCAGCGTGAATTTCATGAGCTGATCGGGCCAGAAACCAAGGTGCATATTGATCCGCGTCTCAAGGATTAGCAGTCGCGTGGGCAACTATGTACTTGACTGATACGATTGGGAGATATAGTTGACAGAACGACAGGCTAGCGCGGTGTTAGGTGCGCGCTCTAACGAAAGCGTCGAATTGCCCCAAGCAATCCGAGATGGCATCCGCGAGATGCAAGAGCGCTGGAATAACAGATTTGACTCCGAAGCTTTTAACATCGCGGAAGAATATCTCAATGGTCGGATTGGATTTCTGATCCAGATGAACGGTCCACCCAACTCCGAAGTTAAACCTGGAGCGGCCATCGGCACCCATGCCGAAGGTGCAATTTTTCATCTCGATAACCGAGCCATTTACGGCTACAGCTTTGAGCCTCGAAATACGTGTGGCTCCGGCGAGCGGAGTCAGGATTGTATGCTTGTCGGAATTGTCAAGGAGATGCAGCGTATAGAGTACAGAGCCTCGTCCTGCTTCGTATGCCCCGAGACCAACAAAGAAATCCTTCGTGTCTTTGCGCGGCGTTTTTATTCCGTTACACGTGGCTTCATAATTCCGCTGGTTGTTCCCCGTAGGAAAGGACAAGTATCGATCCTGTGTACCGCCGTCCAATCCGATCAATTCCCAAGTCGCGTGATCGAGGGCGGTTCGGAGGTTGTGCACCGCATCCCCAACAATGAGCGAAATTGTTTCAGGAATTGGGTCGCGAAAATGTACTTGGATTGTGATATCACCGTTCGCATTGCTGCCAATGCTAAGTGTGTGGGGGTTGCTCTCGACGAATGCTGTAAAAACGACATCAAGATCACGGATGTGATGCTTGGCCCGATCTAGCTTTAGCCTTGCCTACGTCCATCCCGCCGCCGAGATGCGCGCCCGGTCAATCTTAGGCCGCGGCGTCAGCCGCCGCGCGAACTCGTGGACGAGCCCGCCGTGCACGGTAAGGCAGGCATATTGCAATGCGTCGCACACGTGGCTGAAACCTTCCTTGTCAAATTTCTCCGGTATTGTTTTCAGCGCCCCCTGTCGATGCCGTGTATATCGGTATCCGCCACTCATGGCCCGCACCAGGAACGGGCATCCTGCCCGCGAGATCATGAGTGCAGGGCCGCCGTTGATCTGCTTTCCGAGCAGTGCTTCCACGGCTCTAAGCCGTGCGTCTATTTCATTGGTCGGTGCCGGGAATGCAGGAAGGCCCATTCGTTTAAGCGCATCGAAGCAGCTTTCTTCTGCAATTGTGCCTTTGGCAATTCCTGACGGATCGCCAACGATAATTACCTTCATCCCCATGAATTTTTCATTCATCAACTTGGGCCGCAGATTTTGTTCGACGTGCTTTTCCAACCCTATGTTGGCAGCTGGCACCTCCTGATGCACCAACAGCCGTCCGATATGATCCACCTGGCAGATCACCGAGAACGGATCGCGTCCAAAGTCTTGTCCCACAATCAACGGATAGCCCGGTATGACAAAAGTATCCGGCACGACATGAAACGACGGTTTGAAGGACGCCTTGAACACCGCTTCGCCCGAGGGGTCGTCGCCATATTCCGCGTAGACGTAGCGTCGGACCCATGGATGGTCTGAACCGTACATCTGCAGAAAATGCTCGTAGTACTTCCGCCCTTGCGCCCGCCTTATCTCCGATCCAGCCGGCAGCCGTCTTGTTTCGTCGGTCTGCAGCAGGTGATCGAGGTTCTCGGCCTCCTCGCTCATGCCGGAAGGCTGGATGAAAATCTGCCAATTGGCCGGGGGCTCAGTCATGAACTTGTGCCAGTCCGAGAGCTCCATCGGCATGTTGGTGTCCGCCACTATTCCGTACCAGGTCGGCGAGCCGCGATTGGCGGAGGGATACCTGCCGATGCGTCCCGATACCGGGGCCAGAACATCGAAGTTCATCTCGATCGCTTCACTAAGCCATGCCCCCGTCAACTGCATCGACAGCAGGCGAGCCTGATCCTCGGCGTTCTCCAGCGGCACGAATATCCATTCCGATTTCACGTCGCCGAACTCAAGAAGGTAGGTGTTCTCGCTGACCTTCCATTCGCCCAGCACTGGCGAGAGCCATGCCTGGCAGTCCTTGAGCACGGTGTCCTTGAGCTGCTTGAGCGTCTGCCGCACGATGGCGAACCTCGAGTACCTGTAGCCATCGTCCGCGCGCGCCTGCGTCATGGCCCGGCGCAACATCTCCATGACGCAAGCCGTGGTCTTGCCGCTTCCGACCGGTCCGGCGCAAATCCGCCCGAACGCCTCCGACTTCATGAACCGGGCCAGCGTCGGCGGTGCCGTGTAAATGACGGACATAGGTTATGCGGCGCTGCCTTCGTCTTCGGTCGCCTTCATGTCTTCATTCATGTCTTCATTCATGTCTTCATTCATGTCAGCTTGCGTGCGGTCAACAAGCTCAAAACACACGTCACACCGCTTGCCACCATGCATGTTAAAACACACGTGCGGCAAAGCCGGCCCAACGCAAGTCTCAATGCGGATCAGCACATCTTTCGCCATAGCCGCGAACTCCATTTCTCGCCGAGTGTAAATAATCCGACATATTATCAGAACATGCGATCGGCTGCGCGCGCCAGCAGTACACGTCCGTCGAGGCGCCCTTCGCCCAACGGATCCAGCGGACCGCCGGTATGGGCACACATGCCCCATGGGCCAAAGCAGAATTCGCAGCGCGGAACGCCTCTCCCTGCTAGCACAATCGGTGGGGTCCGCACCGGCATCAGCGACGAGGCTCGCACGATGGCCGGTGCCGCCACGAGCCCTGCCGTCAGCTCGATGAGGAAGCTTCTGCGCCCGATGATCATCGCTATTTTCCGATGCTGTACTGTTTTAGATAATCAGCAAGGTTCAGCAGCAGATCTGGATCGTCTTTCACAAGCCCAAGCACCTTGTTGCATCGATCGCATATCCAGCCACGAAAACCGTTCGTCTGATGACAATGATCGAAGACGATGCGTATGTTGAGTTCATCGCATAATTCACACAGATCTGGTTTTGGCCGCCCTGCGATTGCTTCGCGTTCGGCAGCTTGCTTGGCTCTGAATTTTGTTACTCTGGCTTGTTGCGCAATCTTGAATTGGTCGGTTGTTCTATAGCGTTGCATGGCCAATCGGTCTCGCTCGCGGATTTTTTCAATATTGTTGGCGCGGTGCCGTTGTTTGATCTCCTGGAATTTTTCCGGATGTTTGGCGCGCCAGCGTTTGGCTTCTATTGCGCGTTTAGGTTTGTTTTCAGGCCGGGCGCGCCATTTTTTGACATGCGCATAATTGGCCGCCTTAAA